ACTAAATTTTCGTTTTCATGTAATTCTACTTCATATGGAATTGGAATTTCTATTTTTTCTTTTTCCTTTTTGGCGGTATCCATTACAAAAGTAAGATAAAAATTTCTTTGATAAAATAATAATATTTTTCCTTGTTTAAATACTTTATTTTTAATATCTATTGATATTTCTTTTTGTAAAAGAAATTTGCAAGCTTTTTCAATTTTTGTGCCGTAAATTGTCATATTATGTATCCATGAATCTTCTTTTTTCTGCAACTGTCATTCTTGCAATTTTCTTATCATAAAAATTTATAAATTTTACCATTTCTTCGTCTGTGTTTACTTGCATTGGTAAGCTATCAGCACCAGCTTTTGCTATTATTGCTGCTGAGTTTACATCTATGTTTCTCCAATCTTGCATAATAATATCCCAAACGGTTACTAATTTTACTTTTGATGCATTATAAAATGCAGTTTGCAATGGTGGTTTAAATTTTAAGTTCTTTTTACCAAAAGCAGAATTAAGGAGTTTGTAATTTAATGTACAAATCATTCTTCTTGTCTTTACTGTAACAGACGGATCTTTAGCTTTCCTTCTTCGCACAAAGACAATTTCAGCTACATACAATTGAAGAAATCTGGTTACATCCTTTACACTATGACTACCTGAAAATCCACTATAATCTGGCATTATTTTTTCTTTTTGGTGGGTGTGGATATTTCGGATTCACATACACCAAATATTCTTGATTCGTTCAAGAAAACGACATGCTTTAAGCCATTGAGATTATTAACTGTTATACCCTTATCATTTGGGAATACAACAATGTCACCTTCTTTGACTGTTCTGCAATCAGGTCCAGCAAGGACTACCTTTGCCAACCTCCAAGTAAAATTAACGGCATTAATAGGAACCCAAATATTCCCTCTTTTTATTTCGGTTCCATCGTCATTAACATCAATGTATTGACACATCAAAATGTCATCTAAAACTTTTTTAAGAGTCCAACCATCAAGATTAAATGATTGACCAATATATGTATCTAATTGAACTTTACCTTTAATTAAATCTTCTTGTTGGGGTCTTGGTATAATTGCCATATGTGCTTTTATTTAGCACTAATGTTAATATCTGCAAGTGTATCTTTAAATAAATTTATCTCTCTTTGTGAACATTCCATAATATTTGCCATGTTGACATCTTCTTCTAGTTCCTTTTCTTTAACACTTTTCTTTATATATGATATTCTTTTATTATAATGCGGTAAAATTATTTTATAAAATTTAGTAATATCAAATTCATCAACAAGACAACACCATTTATTTGTTGTAAGATTTAAAATCTTGGCAAAAGATGGATTAGCCATAGATATCCATCTGTTAACAAGAAAAATAGGTGGTTTATAATCTTTTGGTTGATCTGTTTTATTTTTAAAAACATAATCAATATAGTCAAATATATTATTATCCTTGTACTTCATAATATTCTTTAAACAAACCAGCACTCTTATTCCATTCTGGTGTATTCATACTATCACCTAATCCAAAATGTACAACTCTAATTGGTGTAACACCCATTTTTAATTTGTTTCGATTAGCTCTTAAGCATAAGGTTATATCATAATGGTGAAACTCAAACCTTTCATCAAATCTCACACCAGCATTTAATAATGCTTTAACGTTTACTGCCATAAAAAGACCATCCATAACCAATACACGAGAATCAGTAGGACCAAAACATGTAGTCCAAACTCTTTTTTCATGTGAATGTGCTACTTCTCCACAATGGTCTTCTCTATCAGACATTAGATGCCATGCTGGTGGTCTAGAAAGGTCTGCTTTTCTAGAACCAGCAAGTCCAACTATGTCATATTTTTCAAAAGCTATGTTTAGCTTTTCTTCAAAAAATAAATCTTCAATTAAAACATCATCGTGAACAAAGATTACCTTTTTACCTTTATATGAATCATTTATAAACTTGTTATAAACAAGTGGTAATCCTTCTTTGTTTTCAAACAAAATTGTACATTCATTAGTGTATCCAGCTTTCTCCAAAAAAATGGCAATTTGTGATTTTTCCCAAAAATCATTATGATTATATTGAGTTGCTATAACAAAATGATATTTAGTTGATGGATTTGGCATAATTAAAGGTAAATATTGTAAATATAATAATGAATACTAAGAAGAAAGTCAAGCTTACTCCTAAAAAGGTTGCAATGAAAGGTGGTAAAATCGCAAATATCGTACCACAAACACCAAAGGCTGTACAAAAAGAAAAAGAAAAAGTTATGGCTGACAATATGAACACAAAAATTAATAGAATTATGAGAACAAACTTTGAAAAAAATGAATTTGATGCATCTTATTCACCATTCGTTTCAAGATTTTTAAAATCTTTGATTAAAGAACAAAAAGGTGAAGAAGAAATTGCACCAGAAGAAGAAATCCCTGCTCCTACTACTGATGCTAAAAATCCAGAAGATTTTACACCAGAAGATAACAAGCAAGCTTTTGATCAATCTTTAGAAGCTGATACAAATCCTAACGAATTTGAAACAGATGGTATTCCACCTGAAGTTACATCTGACACAATTGGTCAAATTCAAGAATGGTCAAGTAAACTTGATGAATTTGCTGGATTCTTAAACGACCCACAAACCGAATCACTTCACAAGATCCTTGCTGATGGTGATCGTGCTGGTAGTCTTCTTCGTGGTGTTACTCGTAAGGCTTCAGACTCCATCACTCGTATTGCTGGTGAAGTTGAAAAGCTTAAAGAAATCCTCAACACCTACATTATCACGGCACCTAAAAAGCTTCGTGATACAGAACAATTAAAATCTGGTAGTTAATCATGAAATATAAAGACGATATTCTTTTAGAAAACGCTTATCTTTTAATAAAAGAAGAAGAACAATCCGTAGAAAGAGTTTTTACGGAATATCAAAATAAGTTAGGTGAACTTTTTTCACAAAATGGTCCAGATGCTGTATATGGTTTATCCGATGAATTAGTCAGAGAACCAAAATGGCTTAAAATAGCAGAAAAAAATAATTCAACATGGGGCAAATATAGATTAAAAGATTGGTTAGGTTGGGATGTAACTGGCGACTTATCTAAGTATGCAAGAAATACTAAAGGTTTGTTAGATAAATTAAATTTATTATCTCAAATACATAGAATCCCTGAAGATTTAGTTAAAAAAGCTAAAGAATCAAATGCACAAGCAATAAGCGATCAAAGAAAAAGGGAAATGGATGAATATCAGAACGCTTCTGGTCAAGCCAGAGCTTATATGAAAGATCCAGCAACTGGTATGTATCCTCGTTCTGGTGATTAAACAAAATTGCTAGTAATCAACTTGTAATCTATTTCATCTATCTTTTGGGCAATAGCCATATCGTTGAAATCTTTATAGTTCATATCATACTCCCAAAGAAATATACTTTCACCGTTTCCAACTAGTTCTCTAGTCTTTTTATCAGCAGTCTCGTCATGCTTTGGGTTATCAAGCACCCATATCTTCTTATGGAAAGGGAACTCTGCTAATTGTTCCTTTTGTTTACCAGTTAAAGTGATACCAGCAGCACTAACACCATTTTTAACAAACATAGCATCAATTGGTCCTTCAAATATAAAAATATATGGTATGGATGTATCAACTCTTTCGATACCAAAGATGGTTTTATCATAACCTTGCTTACCAAGATATCTTGGATTAGATCCATCTATAGCTCTAGTCTGATAGAATACAGCTTTTTTATCTCTATCATAAAAAGGTATACACACTCTGTTTTTATGGATAGCATCAGTAAGACTAAAAAATAAATTAGGAGACTTGTTAATTGCGGTTAATAATCTTCTGTTTTTTACATATTCAAAAGCGTCTATAAAATCTTTATTGTTTGAATAATACCTTTGTTGTACTTTATCAAACAAATTAATAGAATCATATGGTAAATCAGGTATTTCTCTTTTTTTTATTGGTGTTAAAGATAACTTTTTCTCCACATCTAAAGAAAATTCATTAGTTGCAATCTCATAGTCCAATTCATCTTTAGACATGTTACAAACTCTTGTAACCCATGAATATGCAGACCATGTTTTAGCACAATTAAAACAATGAAAGGTATTGGATTCAGGGTAATAAAACAATCTTTTCTTTTTACCTAAACTTTTACCCTCTTTGCATACAGGACAACCTGCATTATATGTTCCATCATGTTTTCTAAACACAGGATCATAAGAATATGCGTAAAATTTGTTTAAAACAAATGTTTCGGGTAATCTACTCACCCTACAATATTATCAAACTAGGTAATATAAATCAAGCACTAATTGAATCTTCTTGATCTGGTGAAATTGCATCAAATTCTGGATCTTCTTGTTCAGTTTCTTCAACTTCTTCTACTTCCGCATTTGGATCGTGATCTACAAATGGGGAATCTAAGCGATCACCTAAGAATGTATAAAGTAATTTTGCATAACCATCTGCAATTTGAGCCTTACCTT